AGGCTGTGGCCCGGGGGCTGCTCCGGGGGCTGCTCCGGGGGCCGCTCCGGGGCCCGCAGCGGGCATTGCTGCTACAGGCCCTTGTTGCGGGATCAGATCTCCGCGATCACGGGCTTGAAGCGCTGTAATCACAAAACGGGGCAACGTAACCGTGCGGGTGAGACGTTCTCCAGTTACCGGATCCGTCGTTGTCGATGTGTTGCGGTTGATGTAGTCGGTTACTGCCGTCTCAAACATCCGATCACCGTTTTCCCCCAGCGTATTTGCAGCAAAACTCGGAGCCAGTTGGGTGAAGATGTTGAGTTGAGTACCGGTCAATCCTTTACCGAATCCCGGCAGCATGGATGCTTGCCCACGCTCCATGACCACTTGTAGCGCCATGGCGTTGCGATCCAGTGTATTCAGCCGCGACGTCAGGTTTTTGTCGTCCGCGATGCCCTTCTCGAGTTCGTTCCTAGCAACGGCTAACCGCTCAACGACCGCGAGACGATCCGACTGCAACTGAGATCTGGCCTCGTTGTTCAAAGTGGCAAGCCTTAACTGACCATCAATCCGCGCAGCTTCCTGCTCAAGACGATTGACATTGTTGGCCTGCGCAATCCTCTCTGCCGAGCCAATCTTCTCGCGTCCCAATGCGTCGCGCATGCCAGCAATTTGCAGATTGACCTGATTAAGCTCGTTTGCAATGCCTTGCTTCGCCTCAAGGCTCATGGTCGTCGTCTGAAGCTTGTTCTCCAGCTCCTGACGCTTCATGTCTGCCTTAGTGAGGTTGTTTACCTCCGTGGAAAAGCGCTGAGTATCGCTTCTCAGTTGCGCACGCAAGTTCATAGCTTGCTGACGAACGTCTTCAAGGTTGGCTCTTGCGGCCAGTGTATCTCTTTGCAATCTATCGCGTCGCTCATCCGCCGTCTCTTTCACAGCCTGTCCCGACAGGACTCCCAAGAGCCTGTCCTGCGACTGCTGCAGACGCTGGTTGAGTTCCTGAATGCGCTGCGCTTCCTTCTCGGCCGAGCTCAGAGCAGCCGTCTTGATTGCACGTTCACCCTTCTCAAATTCCGCGACCCGCGCTCCGATGGTTGCGGGCAGGCCTTGGAAGGCCCCCGCCAAACGGGAGATCTGACTTCCACGCATGGGACGCCCACGCTCATCAACATTGGCTGCATAACCCAAGGCCCGTTGACCGAGGTCAAAGAGCATCTGAGCCTGTGTTGTCTGCTGATTTTCACCGAGAAGCTGACGATACGTCGGAAGTTTTGCCGTGTACAAGGCTTCGATTGAGGGAACATCCGTAGGCGTTTGTGCAAGAGTCTGCTCAACCCGTGCTCGCAACGCATCACGAAGTGCCGGGTCGTACATGGCACCAGAGGAGGTATCTGTAACAGGGGTCACACCCTCCTCATCTGACCCCTCTTGAAAACGCTGTACAAGACCTCCGTGGGCCATGCCCACCGGCGGCATTCCTGTCGGGGGAGACATCCCTTCAGGAGGTGCGCCCCCCGGTAACGGCAACTCGGCAATGCCCCCCTGCTGCGGAGGAGACGGAGCCACAGCAGGCGCACCGCCGGGAGGCATACCGGGCAGCCCACCCATCGGAGGCTGCGGCCCTTGGGCCATGGGCCCAGATTGAGGTAACGTCCCTAGCCCGCCCTGCTGGGCAAGGATAGGCTGAAGCATCGCGAGCACCGGCTCAGGGGTCTCGGCAGCGGCCGCGTAGCCGACAAGGTCAGCCAACTCGTCGCGGCGAGCGTCAATAGAACGCATGTCACCACGAAGGTTATTCATGAGGATTTCAGGAGAATCAGGGCGACGCTCCATGGAGGACTCTCCCCCCTCTCTTTCGTCCCCTTCTTCACCCTCACCCTCACCTTCATCTTCCCTGACGTCCTCGAACATGTCCAGGAAGCCCTGCATGATGCCGACGTTGTCCACTGATTCTTTATTGGTCTCTCTCATGACCAGTCCTTAACTAAAAAGTCCAGCTTTCTTTGCCCCAGCGGCCGTTGCCACTGCGCCTAGCCCGATGCCAACTGCCTGCTGGAATGGACTTGCAGAGGGTTGGCTTGCTGCGGTGGTTGCCATTTGAGAAGAAGGAGCGCCGCGATAAATATCAGACAAGAAAGAGGCTTGCTGATACGGGGCGTAAACGCGCTGTAGCGCACTTGCCCTCTCAGCATCCAGCCGCTGCTGCTCCAAGGCCTGTTGAGCCTGACCGATGTTGTACAGGAAGTTCACATCCCCCTGTTGCATCGCCTGTGCGGTCTGACCCAACGCTGCCTGTTGCACGCCCAATTGACCAAGCTGACCGCCTAACTGACCAAGGCCTTGGGCGGTGGCTTGTCCAATCCCAAATTGCTGCCCGGCCAACTGACCGATGCCCATGCCGATGTTCTGCAATTGGCCAGCGCTTGCCATCTGACGCTGTTGTTGTTGCTCAAACGAAGCAAGTGCATTGGCCTGAGCTTGGCTGTATCCCTGGTTCATCAGGTTTGCAATAGTGTTGGCCTTTTGCTCAAGAAGACCGCGCTGCATCTCTGCTCGCTGTACCCCTTCACGAAGCCCGCCAAACGCGCCAGAGCGCACCGCCTGTGCCGCAAGTCCCTGCTGTGCTATCTGCCCTTGGCGCTCAATCTGGCGCATGCTGGCATCGATAACCTGCTGCTGATACGGATTCATGAACGCCGAAACATCAGCGGGGCTGTAGCGTTGCGTGGCTCCAAAGGACTGGCCCGCAGCCGCCTGAAGAGCGCGTTGGGCATCTGTGAATTGCCCGCGAGTATCCGCCCCTCGCAGTACATCGGCCGCTTCCGCAGTGGTCGAAACACCTTGTCCGACCGCCTGCCCTGCCCCAGTTATGTAAGGAGCGTAGGCTCCAATGCCTTGTTGCGTAGCGGCTCGAATCGCAGCAAGTTGCGGCTCCTGGAACCCGGCAACCTGATACTGTGGGAGTTGTTGGCCTAACGGAGTTCTACCTCCTACGTTCAGCGCAAGATCCTCTGCCTGTTGTAGAAGACGCCGTTTATAGGCCTCTATCTCAGGTGATTCTGAGACGATTTGTTGGGAGACAGTGGTTTCTGCCATGGCATTACACCTTTACAGGGCCGCCTTCTAGCGCCTTCATGAGTTTGTACATACGGGCCGCACCTTTACGTCGGCTTCCGTTGCCTGCACTTCTAACCGCCTTTGCAGTGAACACGAACTCCCCGTCTGACAACATGGCAGGGATTGAATCAGAGGTACCGGTTCCCGGACCGTTGATCGCGCCGATTTTTCTTGGAAACTCGGTCATCTCTCCTCCTTTGGCCATGCCCACAGGGCGCGGAGAAGCATACGGAGAAGGAATCCCATACATCCCGGCCACGTTGTACGGCTGAGGAATGCCTCCCGGCATCATCGTAGCCCCGGTCGGAGTGTAGGTGGGAGTAGTGCCCACAGGAATATAAGAGTAAGCAGGCATGGGCGGCCCTACCATAGTAGGACCTTGGGGCGGCGCAGTGGCAGCTTCACGCTCCAAGCCGTAGCCCTGTTGCTGTAGATACTGCTCGCGTTCTTGCATGCGGCGTCGGGCCTCTTGTTCATAGAGGTTCCCGCTGTAAAGAGGGGCTGGATTGGAAGGGGTGTTGGCCAGAGCCCCGCTTGCAGCCGCTACCCCTAGACCCGTGGCCGCCAAGGGCGCATATTTGCGGAAAAGGCCCGCATCAGCCGGCAACCCAGGGCGGCTGGGGGAAAGATATTCACCGTAGATGTCCTTCGCCCCCGCTATCGCCCGATCAACAATCCCAGTCGGTTTTTGCGATGCGTAAGACGAGTACTCATCTGAAAGGAATGTACCAGTGCCCGATTCAGGCGCTGCCGCTCCAGGGGAAGGAATGCCCTGTGCCGGGGCCGCTTCCGGTGCGCCGGCCGTGGGCCGTGGGCCTTGAAGCCCCTGCAATGCTGCGGCACTCGCGCCAGAGGTCAAGCCCATCTTCAGGGCGTCCGCCGTGCTCATGCCGCCGAGCTTGCCGATGCCAGCGCCGATGACGCCGGTCGCTAGACCCGTGTTCAACGCGCCACCGGCAGCACCCGGCAGGTACTGCCCCACTGCCCCCAGCGGGCTCGCGCCCATGATCGTGCCGCCACCGCCGATGTAGCCCATGGCACCAGCGATCAGCGCATCTTTAACAGAGCCGCCACCGAGTAATGTGGTTCCAGCGCCGGCCAACCCAGCGGCAGTTCCCATTGAAAGGCCAACGCCCGCTGGCCCGAGGACCGTGGCCAGCGCCACGGTTGCCAATACCTTCCCTACAGGGCTTTGTACGGCTTTCTTTACCGCGCCCACTACCCCGCTGATCGCGTTCTTGACTCCACTAAAAAGTTTTTTAAGAAAGAACTCAGGAAGGCCCGTATCAGGATTAATGGTTCCAGAACCGCCCATGCGCTTGAGTGCGCTTGCCTCTTCTGGCGTGATGTGGGCAAGCATTGTGTCGCCATTGCGCCCCTTGGAAGCAAGGTACTGAGCCATATCGGCCAGCCCGCCCTGAGCCATGGGCATCGGCCCGGGGCCCATTACCGGAGGGGCACTTTGCATCGGAGCCTGCGCCCCCTGCGATTGCGACATCTTCAGTTGATTTAGCGCCGCGAGCACCGAGCCAAGGAACTCGGCATCATATTCTTCCGGCAGATCCCCAGGATCTACAGCATCCTGTTCGATTAGCGACGCTCTTGCCTGTTTGTATTGTCTTGGGTTTTGAGACAAAAACTCAAAAATCTCGATCAAATACTCGAGTTGAGCTGGGGTTAACTGAACCCCGGAAAGCTCTTGGCCAAGAGAATTTTGCAGTGCAGCAGCGTCTTGAGGACTGACTCTCCCAAGCGCCGTCAACGCCGCATCGTAAGAATCTGCGCTAGTGACAGGAGGAAGTGCGGCCCCCTGGCCGCCCTGCATGGCCCCCGATCCCGGAAGGGCCATGATGCCTTCGTTTTCCATAATGTTCCTTTCCGCTATGGGCCAATAGCCCTAATTAGGGCCGCGCGCCGGGAAAGGACGCGTAAGTAGGCCCAATTATGACTGTTCACGCTAGTTCCTGTCTATCTCTAGGTAAGACAAATAAAAATGCACCCCGGCAATACTGGAAGTGACCTTCAAAGTATCCCCTGCCTCTAGCACACAAGGGATGCCGCTAAACACGTCAAAGGTCGTGTTGACGGTCAACGATCGATCCTTTTGGAGGTAATAAGTAGTACCAGTCCCGGTATGGGTCACTGTGATGGCTGCAACGCCTGAACCTACATTGGTCACCCGCAAAGACCGAACTACCGCCGCATTAGCCGCCGGAACAACATACAAATCGGTCGCGGTGGCCGCAGAAGGGATCAGAACTTTGCGAAAATATTTATTGGCCATCAGAGCCTCATTGCGTCAGGTCATAAAAAGATAGCGATCCAACGCCACTACCCTTGGTGGCTCCATCTACTGTACGAACTGCAAGAGTATAAATGTCGCTGGTGCCGGAAATGGTCGCCCCAAGCTGTAAGTCCCAGTTATATCCGGTGGGTGCAGTTGTACTTTGCGTCCCGCCGCTGCCTGTAGATGTCACATAATCTGTCTGAACTATCGTTCCAACACTAGATATTGCAGTTGCTGCAACGTCATATTCCACATTGCTGTCTGTTGGAACCGTAGCCGCCCATGTGGCACCCGTTAGTGTCGGATTCTTTAGAAGCGCAACCTCATAGTTCTGGCTGGTCAACGGCAAAAATTGCACCCGGTTTGGCAACACCACAGAACCCAGTCGTCCAGATGCCAAGCGAATTGACACTATGGGGTAAAACGTCGAAGCAGTATCAATGTTGGTAAAGGACGTTGTGCGCCTCGCAACGTGGTCTACTGATGTTTGCTCAAACCCACCTTCTGAAATTACAGAGCAGCAGATTGACTTCATTGAAGCAGCAACCGCAGATGTGGTGGTCTTGATCTCGTACCGCACCGGCAGGACTGCCGTTGTCATGTAGACATTGGAAATGTCGTTGGCGTTATTAAATGTATGACAAACCACATACTGCCCATTGATGACGAACCCGCACCGGACAGAGCCGACGCCCAACCACTCAAAGTCCATCCACAGAATCTGTGCTTTAGACGGATCAAGAGTCAGCCCAGAAGCTCCAGTTCCGTCCAGTTTGTCACCATTCCAACTGCTTTGATTTACCGTTCTAGCATCTGATACAGCGCCGGTTACATACGAACGCAGGACAAACGAATAAGTACCATCTATACGCTGGAAGAACACCCCGTTCTGGTCATTGTAGTAACCAACCCGCTGAGTCAGATTAAGGCTTTGACTACTGTCCATTACAAAGGTAGCAAGCACTAACAAACCTTTGCCGGGTTGGTACGGGAACGAACGGTAGGACTGCCGGGTAACAGACCCTACCCCAGCGCCGGTAACCTCCATCTTGACCGCAGCTTCATTGGACAGGAACGTCGTACTTCCCGTGCCGGTTGTCGATACGTCAAACTGATTGTCGGCTGCGTAGCGGTTCTGGCTATCAAACAGGGTATACGGTTGGCTAGTTCTCAGCCTTCCAAATGCGTCTACGTTAGTGCCACCGATTGAGATGGGAACTGCCATGCCGGTTGTGTCCATGAAGCCTCCGCCATCTCCGTACCAAGCGTATGCCGAATCCTTGTCTTCAGTGACGATCGGAGAATAAGTATTGTTAAGCTGAAAAATCACCTGTTCAAGTGAGCGCACAAGCTGATTGAACTGCTCGGCGCTATACCCTTGCGTCGCCGCATTGGGCAACCTGACGTTGGTGATCTTGCTCATCTCAGCCCATCAGGCTGGATGTTTACGCGCATTGTGCCAAAGCGCCAATTACCATCCACCTCATCACTTTCTATCCGTAACTGTATCTGCCGGCCACGGGCTCGAGTATCTACTTTTTCCGTGGTAGGAGAAATTACGTAAGGATCTAATGAACTTGGATAAGCAGAAGCTTGTGGAAACGAGCGGAGCAAAAGATGAACGCTTAGATCACCTACTTGATTCTTAAAGTCTGGGATGAAGCGACTCATTAACAGCATCTGATCGCCATCCCCAATATCAAAGTAGCCAGAACGGATGTAGGACGTAATGGCCGCACCGTCTGCATTAGCACCGTCTTCCTGGTTGTACAGGATAGATCTTCCTGCTGTCAGTCCATAAATAGTGCTTATCGTGGCCGCAGTGCTTGTTTCGTCGTAATACGATGCCACAGGCTTTCTCAAAGCGCCCACATCAACCCACGAGGTACGAGACATGGTGCCGATCGACCACACGTTTTCAAGATAGTTGTAAGTGACTTGGCGATCTATGTAGTCGTTATCCGAAGAGCAATACCACCAAGTCACCTCGTTGAACTGGGTATTGACCCCTACAAAAACCTTCTCCGACTGCACAAGGTTGATGTCCTTGAAGACATAGTCTTGAACAGTGCACGGGAGCTTCTTTGCCGTGCCATCAAAGACAAAGAATGCATCCTTGCTCATCCAATACGCCACGCCGTTAACATCCGCCGCCGCATGAGGGCCAATACATCCGCAATTGGCACCTAATTGCTGAAACCCGAAGGTATAAGGCGGCCCTAGATACTGCTGTCCATGCAATGACGTATCCGTCCAGATCAATATCTGCCCTCGAGATCTGGCCGCCGTGACAATCTTGCTTCCATCTGTCAGGCGCTGGCCACCAGCCGTGTTGGTCGCAGTTGCCGTGAACTCGTTAATGTCTTCCTGCGAGGAAAACCTGACCAGCATCGGATCCTGAGAAGACGGAGTGCCAATCGTCTCCTCCGTCCCAAAACAAATCAGATGCCTGTCAGGGGTAGAGATCAAGGCAAAGGTGCTCTTTGTAGGAGCATTGGCAATGGCCGTGGCCCGTGTAGTGATGCCCACGATCCCAGCAACAGGATCCCACTCGTAGATCCCGCCGTTGACGTTTTGAAGAATCAACTTTTCGCCAAAGGTGTCAAACTGCCAGACCTGTGAAGAAAGATCGAGCCCAACGGAAGAAGGGCGCGGAGTCCCCCAAGTGCTCAAGCCCCACGTGCCGGTGCCCCAGCCAAAGTCCGCGTAACTTACATCTGAACCCGTATTGATCTGATACGTGGCGGTTGCGGTGCCAGCGGCCGATGCCGTGCTGGTTGCTGCAGCGGGCGAGGTAATCACATACTTGTTGGCGTTAATTACCTCGATGATTTCAAATTCATTCGTAAGATTGGCATTGGTGATGCCGCCCGGATTCCCTGTAACAGAGCTGAAGGTTACAAAATCACCGGTCACGGCCCCATGATTGGTGTCGTTGACCTCTACTCTCGTTGATCCGTTGGCGGTGTTAAAGGTCGCGGATCCTGTGTCACGGATCGGGGTGATGTCGCCCCAAAGACCGCCGTTCCACGCGTAAACCTTCTTGTTGGTTCCTGCCACAAGAAAAGGGCTGCCGTTAAGGTTGTTCCAAGTAAAAACCTGAGTCACGGCTCCGACCAAGTAGGTCGAGTCTACAAAAGGCGTCCAACCGCCTATTTTTTCCGGCAATCCGTAGCGGAAACGGACGTAGTCGCAGTCAACCCAGCCGCCTTCCGCTCCGTATTCCGTATTTTGCTTGTCAATCCCCGGCTTGAGGAACAGTCGCAGCAAAGGCATCGTTGCACCCTATTCGTTGACCTTTAAGACATCTCTAGCGCCGCAGCACGGACTTCTTCGACTCGGCGTCCCCATCCCCTACCGAAAGTATCCCACGTTGGCAGGGCTTTTAGGAACTCCAATCGCTTGTCACAGTACATGTTGATGAGGTCTGCCTTGACGATGGATTCCGTGGCTTTGATCGTCATCGGGCCGATTGCCCCATCCGGTTGGGTTCCCACACATTCCTGCAACCACTTGGCTGCTCGACCGGGGCCGGAGTTAATCGCGGCATCAAAGACAATGTAGTCCACCCCAGACGGCAACTCGTCGCCCTTTACCTTGTCCCAGTATTTCGTCCGGTACAGGGGCGATACTAAATCAGGCGTCAGTTCCCGCATGTCTTTTTCCGTCACCGGATGCCCGCACCACTCTTCCCAGACCGACTTAGTGCAGCCCAAGTTAGTGATCCCGCCGGGATCTTTCTCGTGGTGAACGTAGCCCCCCTCGTGCATCAGCACATGCTGAAGCGCCTTTTTCCAGTTCTCGATCATTTCTTTGCCTTCATATCCATGATTTTTTCGAGCGTCCTGCCCCCGAAGTAAAAGCTCATGATCAACATACCCCACTGACCCAGAAGCTCAACGTAGTTTGCATTAGTGTCCTTACCAAATGCACTCATCATGGCGAACGTAAAATAACCGGCAAGGATAGCGATCAAGGTCATCGGCCTAATGTTTTTAGACAGCCAGCTATCACTAGCCATGTCTGCCTTGAGCCTGTCCGTGAGGTTGTTTTGTTCCGCTTCAAACAATTTTGTTTCGTTAGCCATCTTTGCCAGATCGCCGTCTTGGGCGAGCTTGGCGAGTTCCGCCTTGGCTTTGTCGGCAGCAGCCTGATCGGGCAGAACCCGATCCAGAATCTTTGAACCTACCTCAAGCAGTGGGCCGAGTGGAATCATCTTTTTCCTCCGGTGGCTTGCTATTCAGGACATCCTTTCCTTTGATTGCGAGTAGTGTGGCAAGTGAGCCAAGGATGTATTTGCTCATATCCGACAAAAGAAAGAAAAACTGCTTGTCTGCCGGGGCGATCCCTGACATCGGCTGAGTGACGAAAATGATGGAGTACAGGCTCATCATCACCATGCCCAGCACGGTGAAGGAAAACACGATGCCGATGACGAATCTCAGGGTGGCATCCATCTGCTCTGGCGATTTGTTAATCATCGGTCATCGCTCCTGCGTTCTTCTGGCTTGGTCAACTGATCCGGGCAAGTGCCCGTCACCGCGCACTGCGGGCGTTTACACTCAGCCTTTTCCCAGTTCTTTGGGTCTTGGCAGAAGTATCTAAACCGCTCATCGCAGCCCGCCAGCAAGATCAGTCCAACCAAAAGCCACTTCATTTCTGCGTGGTGATGGTGTCATCACCCTTGGTTACCGTTACCCGCCCTTCCGTGACATCTACCTTCATGGAAGGCTCTTTCCTGTCCAGCTTGTCTAAACGCTCGATCAGGCTCTTGATGACCTCAAACTCCGGCTTTTCCTGCTTGGGGCTGGCCCCGGCAATACCGTTTAGCATCGAGATCAGGGCGGTAAGCGCAGCGCCCAGCAGACCCATCACAGCAGCGATCTTCTCGTTCTCTAGCACGATAGACGCTGCAACCCCGATCACAACGATCAGCGTTATGTAGAACAAGCCCTGTTTACCGATAGCTTTACCGGCTACATCGCGGGCAGATGACTGGGCCTCCAAGCGGTTAAGCTCCGCTTCGGCTTGAGCCTTGAGTAATTTGATCTCGTTCACCAGTCAATCTCCGCGAGTGCTGCCATCATCAATAACAGGCAGCTTACTAACCCAACTACTACGCTCACCCCTACAACCGCATAAAACCAGAACTCTTTTTCCAGCCGCTTTATCTCTTCCAGTATCTGATTTCTCTCGGCTTTTAGTTTCTTTCTCACGATGCAATGTCAGCAAGCACAAACATCATCAGCACAATCATCAACATGAAAAAGGCAAGGGCTTTCATCTCGGCCAGTTGTTGTAGATGTAAACGGCGCAGTTGTATAGGATGATCCCGCCAATCACCGTCACCATAGCCAAGAGGCCAAGCTCTTTCCGGCGCTTTAACGCCTCTGCTGCCAGACGCTCTCTTTCCCGCTGCTCGGCTAGTTCCTGAGCTTTCCTGCGGGCAACCACGGCGTTACGTTCCCGTTGGATTTCGTCCCAGAGATCAGCTTGCCCAGACCAGATGAGGTACTGCTTGAGTTCCTCGGTCATCTCTCTGATCTGTTTTGCCGCCATGACGCTTTCCAGCGCCTCGGACATCGCAGACTTCTGTTCTGCCTTACCTTTTACCTTCGCCCGCTCATCGGTTGATGCTTTCTGCACCGCATCGGTCGCGTCGAACAACTTCATGAAGTCGCCAAGGCAATCCTTGGCATCACGGCCAATTTTGATTGCTTGTTTAATACCGGCTACCGCTGCTTGAGCGGTAGCGAGAGCGACGGCGACTTCGATCATTCTTGTTTTTCATTGACCTGCGGCTCGGCCTGAGTCTTGATCTTGGTGAATGTAGCAAAGACTGCCTCTAGGGGCAGCTTGCCAAGACCCGCCAGAACCACGTTGAGTTCATCAAGCGTCAGGGTGAGGGTGATCTCTTTCACGTATTGCTCCAAGGCAGGGGCGGTTGAATGAATGGGGGGTTGATCTGCTGGTCGATCTGAGTCTGGATAGATGCTTCGGCAGAGTCTTTGTCTACACCGTTAGCCCAGCACCAGCCAAGAACCTGATCCTGAGTAAGCTGATTGTACGGGGTAAACGGATCTCCCGGCGCAGCAAAAGAACAAGTGCCATAGTTTGATGCACTATACGTCTGTCCGTTGGCATCTTCGCTGCCTGTACACCTCCATCCCGCCGTCACCACACACTCAGGAGGCGTAGCAGTAGTAGGGGTAGTAGACATCCATTCGACTTGCCAGTTGATTGTTGCTGCCATGATTAGGCTCCTTTAAGTGCGGTGAGTTCTGCTTTAACGGTATCGAGTTCGGCTTTGAGTTCTTGGATGGCTTTAACAAGCACGGGAACAAGTTTGCTGTAGTCAACGCCCCAAGTTTTTTTAATTTCTTCACCATCGTCTCCCGCAATGACTGCCTGAGGTACGACCTGATAAAGTTCTTGGGCAACTATACCAAAATCCACAACTTCATCATCATGATTCCACCCGTGGGAAACAATTCTGATGTTTTCAATCTTTTCAAAAGCTGAACCAGAAGGAGCAATATTTTTTTTCAAACGAAGATCGGATGAAGTTGGAAAAGATGTTGCTGTATTACTGAAGTCAATTCCACCAACGTAAGTTCCGCTATAGTAATTTGCTAAAGCGTTAATGCCACCTGAGTAGCTTTTCACCATTTTCATAATTGGTGCAGCGCCACTTAACTGAAGCCCAAACGTAAACCCGGGTGAAGTATTGTTTTCAGCCGTACGCCCCACCAACAAATTCCCACTAGTGTCGATCCGGGCGCGTTCGCTTGAACCGCCTGAGGTAAACGTAAGTGCGTTTTGTGAGCGAATCGTGAAGTCAGACGCTCCGGCCCCACTTAGAGACGCGCCAGATCCAATAAAAGCGTAGTTTGTACCGCTGCTTTGAAATTGTAGATACCCGCCTAAAGCGGCGCTGGTGTTGAAGTTGGCAAGAAGCTGAACCGAACCAGAATTTACATCTAAACGACTTGATGGTGAACTCGTCCCAATCCCGAGGTTGCCCGACGCATCCAGCGTCATTGCCGAAGTGAATGTGATGTTGTTGCCTGCGGTACCGGAGACGGCGTTGTACCATTGATGCGCACCAGCCTGAATTCGATACGCTTGTGCGGTATCGGTGACTATATATTTGAAGTTTGCACCGTCGTAATAGGCATTGTTAAATAAATTGATTTGCCTATTTCCAGTGCCACCATCGTATCCTGCCAAAGACCCAATCGGAAGTTGCAACGCCTTGAGTAGTGACCACGCACTCGGCGTCACCCCAATCCCGACGTTCCCACTACTATCAATCCTCATCCGCTCAGATCCGCCAGTTGTAATGGCAGTTGTATCCGCAGCAGGGAAGAAGATGCCGGTATTGGTATCTCCAGTTGGGTATATGGAAGGGGCTGATGCCGATCCAGCCGGGACTTCGTTGACCGCACCAGACGTATTGATCGTACCTGTCGCCGTCGGCAGGTTGAGCGTGTAGTTGGAGTTGCTGTTCGGAGAGGCAATCGTAAAGGTGCCAGTGCCGCTAGCATCACCCTGCAATGCGATTTTCGACATGATTTATACCTTTGCTTTCAGCGCCGCAATCTCGGCTGCTTGGGCTTCTACTTTTGCCTCAAGCTGTTCAATACGTGCCATTGCTTCCTGCAAAGCCACGGCTGCTTTCATTAGCAACACAGAGGTTTTAACAGACTTTGTGGTGGTTCCAAGATCGTTGCCATCAGCATCCCTGTCGGTGTGTTCTTCAACAAGACCCGGAGAAACTTGTTCCACTTCCTGCGCCACAACGCCAAGCTGAACAATCCCAGACGGATCATCCTTCATCTTGAATTTGCGGAAGCGCAGCGCCTTGATGTCTCCCCACTGTGAACCAGCGTCCACAATGTTAGTTTTCATCTTGGCGTCGGAAATCGTGCCATATGAACCGTTGGTATTTGTGACGTTTCCTGAATCAGCTACTAGAAATTTATAAGCGGCTGCGCCCCTGTTGTAATAAGCAATAGCATAAAATGTATTGTTTGTAGTGTTTCGTGCGGCACCAACAAATAGCGCGTAACTTGTATAACTTGCGCTTGTTGACTCAACAATCGCAATACCGTTGCTTGCGTCATTGGAAGAAAATTCGTGATACGGGCTTGCACTACCAATATACGTCCCGTTATTACTCGCTTTGAAATACCCACCCGAGGTGATCCGGGCGCGTTCGGCAGCGTTGGTGTCAAACGCCATATAGTTATTGGTGTGGTTGTAGGTTATCCTACCAACATAACGATCTGTTCCAGAGGTTCCGTCAGCAAATGAAACATAACCTTCCGCAGTAGAAGCAATAATAACTGTTGCGTTATTTGCTGTTCCAGCAACAACCAAATTGGCTTGACCGTTAAAGTCATACGTACTTGTGGTGCCAACCAGAAGCCGACCGCTGGAGTCCAGCGTCATCGCCTGAGTGAATGTGATTGCGTTGCCTGCTGTGCCGGAGGCTGCGGTGTACCATTGATGCTGACCTATTGTCTGCGCGTACCTCGTAGCATGATCAGTGTTTTGGTAAATGAAAGACGCCGACGCATTGAGATATGCGTTATTAATTAGCTGAGTCTGCCGATTGCCGCTTGCGGAAAAGTTGTACAAAGAGCTTGCGCTCATTTGAATTGCGGTAATTCCGCTGTACCATGTACTCGGCGTAACACCCAAGCCAAGATTCCCACTAGTATCAATCCGCATCGTCTCAGTACCAGACGACTGGAACGTCAAGATCCCATCGTTACCACCCGTAGACTTCAGCCCAGAGGTACCGCTGGATACGCCGTTATCGCTATTTAATGTCGATGGCATGGTTTATTCCTTTTGATCTGCGGGCAGCGGCTGATTGCCTTCGGCGAGCCATTCCTTGAACGGCGGATAATCTTCAGTGCAAGTCAGGCGGCACAAGCCGTCGTCGTCAATGCGAGCGTAGATTTGTTGTTCGTGTTCAAGTTTTGGAAGCATTTTGTAAATCATAGTTCGGCGCTCCAAGCAAGGTAAGCAGTAGAGTTTACTGAGCGAAGCATCATTGCACCACCCGCCGTAAGACCAGATGCAACTGTAAATACTGTTGTTGCATCCCATATATCACCAGTATTAAAAGCCGGAACAGAACTACAAGTTATTGCACTTCCAGCGGGTTGTATTCTGTAATCCCCCGCAGTTCCAGTTTGCTCTAATGCTGTAGGGGCTGTTCTCATTGGAACAGGGAAAGATGTTAAGCCTGAAGCAACAGTTGTTGTGCTATTGTAACCAACGCCAAAAAATGAAGATGCACCTGTAGATTGCAACTTATAATAATACCTCTGACACAACGCCAACTCCGTCCCATACGGCCTGTAATCAAACGATGTTGCCGTTGATCCTTTTTCAAGCTGTACGCCGGTGATGTAGAAGGTTGCGCCGTTGGTGCCGACAACTGAAGTTGCGCCGGTAACACT